TGAGCAAAAGATACAAGACGACCGTTACGGAGAAGTGGGGCATTCCTTGCGACGCTACATTGAAACAGTGGAGAAGGAGATGCACAAAATCGAATTATGGGGTCGAGACAATTACGTTCAGAAAAGCGAATTTGATAAAGCAACCGATTCAATCAAGGCTGACATCAAGGCCCTCGGGTCTGAGATCAAGATAGATCTTAGAGAACTCAAGGCAGAACTGATCGATAAGAAGAACTGATGCCTCATGCGATGAGACGTAAGGAAATAGGTTATTTGACCCTTACTGTCTCAGGATTGGTTGCGCTCGTTTTTCTTCTCTACGCACACTTCGCGCATGCCGCGTTGACGGAAGAAGTTCGCGTTCCTTACACATGCGAGGATGCCAAGCGGATTGTAACTGAACTCGGAAAAATTCGCGCTCTTGCATTCGCCATTGAGCACGGCATTTCTATCCGCCAGATCTATCAAATTCGACGCGCCTGCAAGGTGTGATCGTTCGTAACTGCCGAAAGGCAGTAGTCGAGTGAGCCCTCCGGTTTACTCAACGCCTCCCCAGACTTGCCCGGCGCTTAACGGCGTCGGGCTTTTTCTTGGGAAAGGATCCGCAAATGCGCCTGCACATCTACCACTACCACGGGGAAGAGGCTCCCCTGTGGGCAATTGAGTTGCAAGACATGATGAGCCTCATCAACGAAAAATTGGAGACCATCATGGCTACTATGGACGATCTCAAAGCCGCGGTTCAGCGCAATACCGATGTTGACGCCAGCGTTATCACGCTTCTGCAGGGCATTGCCCAGCAGTTGAAGGATGCGCAGGCGGCAAACGATCCGGCAGCGATTCAGGCTGTTATTGATCAGATCGACGCCAATACCAAGGCGCTTTCCGATGCCGTAACCGCCAACACGCCGGCTGCCTGACACACTATTGGGCGCAGCATCACGCGCCCAACCCTTTCTCTTACATTTCGGAGGCTACCCATGCTGCGCATTCTTGCGGCGCTGTGCTTTGCGCTGCTGTTCACCACCGGAGCGGAGGCCGCTTCCCGCGTCTGGATTTCCGAGTTCGGCGTACTCACCGCAACCGCAAGCGGCGGCACGCCGGGACAAATGGCGGCGTTGCCGAGTCTTCGCAATCAATCGACGCTGGATATTACCAGCGGTGCACAGACTTCGGCGGCCTTCGGCTCAGATACCAAATACATTCGCATTTTATGCGAAGTGCAATGCGCGGTGAAGGTTGGTGGAACGGCGACGACTTCGGACACGCCATTGCCAGCGCTGTCTCCCGAATATTTCGGGGTTCAGTCTGGCGCAACGCTATCCGTTATTGCGAATCCGTGATCGCCATGAACCGTCGCGAATTACTCGCCGGCTCTGCCGCCATACTGGCGAGCGGGCAGGCTCACGCCTTTGGCCTAGGTAAACTTGGTAAAGATCACGGCCGGCTTGGCTCGGCTGGGAAGAAAGGCACGCCATCGCCACCCGCCCAGATCGGCGGCTTCGCGATAGGCGACGCGGGTACCGGCATCTATTCCGGCTATACGCTGGCATGGGGCGAGGATTTTCTATTCTCGGCCACCTCTAATCTGATCGGCCCCCAAACGCCAAAAGCCAAATATGGTGCATCCCGTATCTACACCGGGAATATGCGACGGGGCGACACGAACATCCTCGGTACCATGTACGACACAGACCCGCTCCATACGGGCCACATGGACGCCAACCGAGGCGTTCCGTATCCATTTAATAACTACTCGATAGATAACTCCGTTTTGCGATTGCAAGCCCGCAAGGCTACGGCGGCTGAACAGACGATGTTCTCTGCGACTGCTGCCGGTATCAACGGTGGTGTCCGCAACGAAGTTGCGGCGATGTGGCATACGGCCGACTCGCTGATTATCACCCCCGGCACGAACACCATCGTTTTCGAGGCCCGCGTTCGATATACGGCCGGCGGCAGTCTCACCGGCTGGCATCCCGACATCTGGACTGCGCTGTGGAATCCGGTCAACCCACAGAACGGCAATAACTGGAACCTCGCCGAAGGCAGTTCGCAGTACGCCACGTTTGGGACGAATCCGTATACCAATGGCTCGCCGGGCGGCGTTGGTTACGGCGGCAACATTACATCGATTTACGATAACACGAATTTTCACACGATTACGTGCTTTCTTCGGAACGGCGGCAACGTCGATCTTTACATTGATGGCGTTCTTAGTAACCAGGCTGTTGGCGTCAACGCCAATCCGCTGAATACGCCGACTTTCCTAGTCATCTCATCCCATATCTACAACGCCGCGTTCAACGGAGATACTTATAACAAAGCTCAATGGGATGCTGCGCCTAATGTTGATGGTGCATCGATTTATGTCGATTGGGTGCGCGTCTGGAAAACGACTGGTGTTGCGGACTATGCGCCGCAGACCACTATTTCGGATGTCACTGTGCCGTGGCACGGGTCAACCACTGTTACTCTGCCAAGCCTGACGGCGCTATGGGGAGACGGAACAGTCTCAGAATATGTGCAGGCATTGCAGTACGAGCAGACGGAGCCGGGCGAGACTTCAACGACTTCCATCAATCGTTTCCCGAACGGCATCACCTACAATTCCGGAACGCGCACCATTACTGTGAACTTCGCCGGGATGCAGGACAATGCCGGTGCGATCCATATCGCGCTTGGGGCCTATAAGAACGGGGCAGTTTGTGTGCCGGCCACGTTCACAATCAACCGCGCGCCGCAAGTTCAATTCGCTAATATCACGGCGACCGTTAACAACCCGATCACTCCCATTGATCTTTATACACAGTGCGATGTCGGCAACAATTTGCCGAAGACGATCAATGTCAGTGGATTGGCCCCAGGCGTAACCTATAACTCATCGACCAACATCATCAGCGGTACGCCAACCGATGTGAACGGCACAACGACGGTAACGGTCACCGATAGCCTCGGTGCGCAGAGCGTTCGCACCTTCACCTATCGCAACTATGAGCCGGAAACCAACATCATTCTCTCCCGCTTCGCAACCATCCCGGCACAAGCGGAGTGCGATGCAATTAATGCCTATGTTGCCGGTTTGAAAGCCGATGGCCTTTGGACAAACCTCTATCAGCTTGTGATCTTCGCGTTCGATGACGCACAGGCAGCGCTCATCAACCTCATTACCGGGAATTACTGGACGAAGCTGGTCGGCGCGCCGACGTTCACAACCAATCGCGGCTTCACCACGAACGGCACAACGACCGCTATTGATAGCGGTTTCAATGTTCAGACATCCGGTATCTCCGGCATCACCAACAGTCTTTCGGCAACGGTCTGGTCTCTGACGAGCGGACAGACTGCCAATGGCGGCTTCGGTGGCTTCGATAACACTGGCGGCGGCGTCACCTTGTCGCTGCGTAACACCACCGATCAATTTTCAGTTCGCCTCAACGACAACACTGCCGATGCGGTCGCCAACACGGGCGGCAACGGCATGTTCTCAGCAGTTCGCCGCGCCGCCAGTGGGGCGGCTTGTAAATCTTTGTACAAGAACGGCGCAAAGCTGGCCGACTTCACCACGGCATCGCTCGGCACGTACAACGGAACAATTGGCATCGGCGAAACGATTGGCGTCAACACCTTCGCGTCCCGTCAGTGGTCTATGTATGCATTTGGCGCAGCTCGCTCCGATGCTGATGAAACCAACTTCTACAACAGAACTCGCACCCTCATGACAGCCCTCGGAGTACCATAAATGCCCAAGACCTTTAACGCGACGATGACGACGCCGGCGGACAAGAATCCGGGGCAGTCGGTGTTGGCCGAAGCCTCACTGGCGGCGGCCACATCGAGCGACGCCGGCACATTCCACATTGTACTATTTCTTTTCAGGCTCGGCAGCCCGAATACGATTCTCGACACGTTTACGATCCAGAATCAGGCGATCACGACCACGGCTGCGGTGTGGTCGCACTCGTTTACGATTCCTTCGAATGAACCGCTCGGCAGTCACGCAGTTCGCGTCGGTGTGCAGGACGGTTCATGGGCTTACCAGACAGTGACCTCAACGGGGGGTAATTTCAATGTCGTGGTGGCTCCTCCTGCGGTCGCAACGCTGACGAAGATTTCGGGCGACGACCAGGGCGGCACGGTTGGGCAGGCGCAGGCTTCACCGATGGTGGTGCAGGCACTAGATGGTTCGGGCAATCCGGTGGCGGGCGCTACCGTGAATTGGACGACCACGGCGGGCACGCTCTCGGCATCCTCTGCGACCACGGACGCCCAAGGCAACGCTTCGGTGACGCTGACGCACCCTGCGATGGCGCAGACCGCCACAGTGACGGCGAGCGTAGGAAGCGCTACGGCGACGTTCTCGCAGACCTCCCATATGGTCCTGTACGGCAAGTACAGCGCAATGCCGGTGCTCCTGAAGGCCCGCACCGCAGGCGTTGACGCGCTGGCTGGCGGCGGCTTCCTGCCGGATACCGGCGACGAATGGGTGTTGATTGACAGCGCCAGCGATGAATTCGCGGGCTCCGCTATCGACCTGACGAAATGGCGGACGCGGCTTCCGGGCGGCTGGGATCATTACAACGACGAGCTACAGCGCTATATCGATAGCGCAATCAGTGTCAGCAACGGCAGTTGCAAACTGACTTCGCATGCGCGGCCCTATGATCCGGCGGCGCCGGGCCATACTTCCTCGCCGTCCGGCTTTCAGTATCCGCTGTTTGACTCCGGCTGCCTCTCGTCAAAAGCCTTGCTGAAATACGGCTACTTCGAAGCGCGGTTCAAATTGCCGAAGGGTTTGGGTGTCTGGCCAGCGTTCTGGCTTCTGCCCAACACCAATTGGCAGGGCGAAATAGACATCATGGAGTTCGTGTACAATAACGGCACCGAAAAGCAGAACATGATCCACAACAGCAATGTCTGCGACTGGCCTGGCAATACGGTCTATTGGGCCGAGCGGCAGTACAACGGCCAATATGGATATTGGATCGCGCCATCGACCCTCTCTCCAACCTACATGGTAGACGATTGGCGGACGCTCAGTTGTTACTGGAATGAGCTTGACGACACCACGACGATTTATCTTGACGGCCAGCCGGTGTCGCAGCGTCGTCTCGGGCCGGCCGGACAGTACTCTTGCATCATCTTTAATCTGGCGATCGGGGGTGCCTGGCCGACGACCAACGCCAACGGGCAGGCTTGGACGCAGCCGATTGATTTAACCGATCAGGTTTTTGAGATCAGCCACGTCCGGACGTTTCAGAAGTCAGGTAAGATCCTGGTCAGCAGCGTCTAGTGTTCCGCTGCTTGGCCAGGACCGCTAGAGCCCCACGCGCCGCTTCAGTTCCTCGATAGTTGCCACGCTTTTTGCTGTTCGGTAGTCTTTGGGTGGCTCGGGTTTGTTGTCCTGGGTGTCATAGTATACGCTCATCCACTTCACCGCCCGCTCAACCCATTCCTCGGCGCTGCCGCTGTAGTTCATTTCGTTCTCCTCTCTTGTGGTGTTCGCTTAACTGCGCTTGGGCAGACGCGCCCAAGCCTGCACGGTGGCGCGTGAGTGGGTCAGGCAGATCCAGCCCGTCTTCCCATCATAGTCCCCATCAGCCTCCACCCAGCGCGGCTCAGCCTGGTAAGGCGTGACGACGTGCTCGCCATCCTCCAGCTCCACTAGGTACATTCCGCTGTCAGGCGGGAATCCCCGATACCAAGTTAGCGGCACTGTGCAAAGTTCTATCATCTGTTCTGTTTATTACTCCAAGTTATGTCACAGCATAACCTAGTGTGACTGTATGTGACTGCTCAAGACCGCGAGGGCATTGGCTTCCACTCGGCCCGCTTCTTCAGGACGGATTGAGTGGCTTCGCCGATTAGCCTTGTCGCATCTCGTTTCAATATATCGGCATGGCCGTAATGCGATCCCCAGTTATTGACTTGGTGGATTGCCTCCGCGCTAACCTCTTGGGCGACCTCAGTCTGCCGTTCCGCAATCCGCTCCTCCAGATTGTCGAGTTGGTTGGGTCGAACAACTCCGATCGTTGCCCGCATCCCAAACCACATCTCCCGATCGTCATCTGGGCCGCGCTCGAATTTGATGTATTGGTGCCTTAGCAAAAAGCTCACTAATTGATGTGCTAGGCTCTCCTGGGCGTGTTGGATATAGCCGAGGTCCTTGATGTAGGTCGCCGCGAAACCCTCCTCACGAGCCGCCTGAACCCGCTCTAGGCGCACGACATCGGCGCATTCAGGGCAGGGATATTCCCGCGCCGCCTCCGTTGCGGTTGGGAGTGCATCTGCCGTGAAGGCAAACGCTCGGCTCCAGACGGGTAGGCGAACCTTCCCGGCACCTCGGCAAATATCACAATCGTGTTTGGGCATCGGTCTTTTCCTCTCTGGCGGTGTTCGGTCAACTCAGCAACATAGCTGCGGCCAATATCACCACAGCGACGACAAAAGTTGTTCCGGGCCACGTCCAAGGCGGGCAACCGTCGCCATACCATCGGTCTAGAAAGTCCCTCACTGCCGGTCTCCATTCGGTTGTGTAGGCGCGCCGTAGCGATCCTCGCCATATCGCAAGATCGGTCCCCAGCCGAAGTTATCCGACAGGTGCCTCATTTCTTCGTACCGCGCGGCCTCGGCGCGCTGTTTCCGTTCTGCCAACCATCTAAACAGGCTCATCATCCACGCTCTCCATTCGCCGGCCGCTCTGCTACGCACATAAGACAGGTACAACGCCTCTCTGGAACGTAGGGAAGCGCGTTGGCGAATAGCCAATCCTCCACCGCCTCTTGGATTGCCAACGAAAGTTCCTCTCTCCGAGATGGACTATTGTCGTTATCCTGCAAGAAATGCTCGGCGAGTGTTTCGCAGGCTGGGTCGTAGGTCTTGGTCATCCTCGGTTTCCATTCGTTACCGTGGTAGCGCGACGGCCAGATCGTATGCGTCCTGAACGTGGCCCATGATGATCTGGTCATCGGAGGGTAGCGCCTGCATAAGGGCGGCCCCGAGGTGGCCGACAATCTGATCTCTTGGAGACATATACAGCTTGGTTCCGATATCGATCGTCACGTTCGGCGCCGTCTCGATAATGTTCAAGGTTCCGACCTGATTGTTATTGACCAGGGTTGCGACGGGTTCGACGGCAGGGAAAGACTCGATGAGGGCAATGCGCTGGTCCAACTGGTCAAGTTCATCGTCAAAATCGACGGTAAATTTGCGCGAGGGCTGGCCCTCCTGCGTCGCATGTTTCTCAAAGAACTCGTCCCGTTGTTTCCGGAAATGAGCGAGTAGGGCGGCGCGAGAGATAAGGTCGGTCATTTTTAATCTCCTTGGTTGATACTATCTAGTCGAAGCGAATTGGCGCGTCTGGTAATTCCCCTCAGATGTCGCTGGCCGCGTCGGCCCAGAAGCGATCTTCGTCGTCGGACTCAGGGGAGGCCAGAACGAACGCGACAGCCTGACGAACCAGCTTCTTAGCGAAAGCTTCCGGGGCGTGGACGATCTTGCGAGCCTGCTGGATGGTCATTGAAGTTCTCCCTTGCTGATGTTTCGTACATACGATATATTCTGACCGCCGTCAATATCGTACATACGGAAAAGTGACATGGGACGCAAAAAACTTTGGAATACCCGCCTGACCCTGCCGCTTGCCGCCGAGACGGTTGAGCGGCTGGATGCTGCCTTGCGGGATGGCGAGGCCCGGCTCGACCTAATCCGGGAGGCCATCGAGCGGGAATTGAAGCGGCGCAAGGCATAGCTACGCGGACTCTACTGAACACGCTTGAAGTGGGCCGTGCATTGAACATCCGCCCCGTAGGTCGGGCAGATCAGATAGCCGTCATGCAGCCCGTCTGGCCCCTGTTTGCCCATTGTGCCGCAAATAAACGGTCCCCAAGACTGGTCAAACTTCTCGGCGAAGAGAAGCCCGGCTAACTTTCCGATAGCGTCTGAGTCCTCGCCATAGGCTCCCTCGGCCGATCTAGCCAGAATGTCAGATAGTTTGGACATGCGCGCTCTCCTTGCCTTACCGCGTAAGCTTCTCGATTGCCGCCACCGATACGGCCATGAACTTTTCCAGCCGCTTCCTACAATCCCGGCCGGTCTCCTTCTCGTAATTTCTCATCTGCTCGATCAGGTTGGAGATGTGCCCGCCAGCCTCGCTATGGGCGCCGACCTTGTTGCGGAGGGCGTAGAGCCGCTTGCGGTGATCAGACAGGGAACGATACCCATCGATCATGATCGCGTCTCCGCTTTGAAGGAAGCGACCGCTGCAAGGGCGGCGTCTCTCGTGGTATAAGCCCCGAGATAGACGACCTTCCCATCCAGCCCGCGCATCTTGGCGTGCCACTTCCCGCTTTCGCGAAGATAGGCGCCTATTTCTTTTCCCTCGTGTGCATAAATTATATTTTTCCGGGTGGTGGTGACCTCAAGATTCGACCGCCGGTTATCAAGCCCATTGTTATTCTTGTGGTGAACGACGAGGTGAGGCGGCGGGGCCATAATTAGGCGGTGCATTTTGATGCGCTTGCCCGGATAGCCGCTACCAAGGACACGGGCGCAAGCGTAAAGGTTGCCGTCCGATGTCTTGGAGGCCCACCAACTGTAGCCACGAAGTAGGGGCTCATCAGCGTCGTCGGCCAGAATCGTATGCCCACTGGCGGTCTCGATCCTCATGAGAACATTCCGAGATTTGCGCGTGTCAATTGCGTGCCAACCTCGGTGCCAATTCGCGTTTCGTTCATGCCTTCCGATGCACCCTTATCATTTTCTGCCATAACCTAGTCCTTTGAAAATAAGAGGAATTTCCAGCGGCTCTATCTTAGCACCATTCCTGGTGAAGGAATTTGTCTAATCGTCTAAGCTACTGTTTTCTCTTTCGTTTCAGCCATCACGGCTTGCCCTTGTGTCTCGTTGGCGTCAGCCCAGATTGAAAGTTCGGGGCCGGTCAGAAGGTCGGTCAGCTTCGGATTCTTGATCGCGTGCCCGTAGGTCTTGAGCACTTGTGAGGCGTCCTTCCAGCCGCCCAGCCATGCCACCGTCACCACGTCAACGCCGCGCCGCAGGAGGCCCGTAGCGAAGCCGTGGCGGCAGCAGTGCGGGCTAAGCCTCTTGATGCCAGCGCGCTTGCAAACGCCTTCCCAAGCCTGCCGGGTGGCGTTCGAAACGGTGTAGATAAATACCCCGCGGCCCTCCATGCGCTTCAGGTTCGCCAGCGCCACGACCAGCGTTTTCGGTAGATGCGCCTTCCGCTCCTTGCTCACCTTGGATTCCCGGATGAGTGCGGTTTGCGCTTGCAGGTCCAGATCCTCCCATTGCAAATCAATCGCCTCGCCCGGCCGGGCGCCGGTCAGGTACATGAACAGCACCATCGCTCCGAGGTGCGGAGAGGCATGCTCCCGGAACTTCGTCACCCATTCCAGCGTCGCCGGGTCCTTGATCTTGGCGTCCTCCTCATACCGCTGCATGGTCATCCGGCTGCACAGCTTTGACCGGGCGGCGTTGTTGATGACGGCCAGCGTCGGGACGATCACCAGGCGGTTGAGGCTGGCGTTCGTGACGTGCGGGTAGAGCTCCTTCGCCATCAACTGAATGGCACCCTCCGTGATGTCCTTGACCAGCGTATGCTTCAGGTAGGCTTCGATCTTGTCCAGGAACGAGTCTGACTTGCCGGCGGCGCGGTACAGCTTCGCGGCGTGGGCGAAGGTCAGGACGGCCGCGGGTCCATCGAAATGACCTTTCCAGTAGTGGGCTTCAAGTTCCGCAATCTGGCGCGCTGCGATGTCTTGGTTCGAGGTTTTGCAGGAACCCCGAAGACGGCGACGCTTGCCAACTGGGCCAACTGTTCCGCGATAATGGTAGACCCCGTTGCGCCGATAGAGTTTAAGCGGCATCTTTCCCCCTCCCGAATGGCAGCCTTGATCCGTCCGATGTCGGACTGGTCGAAACGTTTGTTCCGTCCGATCGGAACATAAAATGGAATTCCGGCGCCATCCACAGGATGGTCGGCCAGCCAATACTGAAACCAGCGCTTGGAAACGCCGATCTCGGCCGCCGTCTGGGCCAAGGTGAGAAGGCGGTTCATGGCTGTCCCTCGCGGTCTGCCGGAGTGAGCGCTGGCACCCCAGACTTAAGCCCGAGACGGTAGGTGCGACCCATCACACCGCTTACGGTCCGGTTTGGGAAAAGCTCGGCCAATTGCCTGAAGTTTAGGCCCCGGGCCACACCATCGCGAATGGCCTTGTCCTCCTCAGCGGTCCAGTGGTTGATCTTGCGCGGACGAAAATGGGTCTTGCCGACCCATATGTTGCTCACGGCGGATTCGGAGATGCCGTATTCTTCGGCGAGCTCGCGAAGAGTTTTTACGCCCTTTAGGCTGCGAATTGTTTCCGCCTGTTCTGCCGTGATCTTTCCGATGTTGCCGTGCCGCGTTCGAACGTGCGTGCCGTGTTGGCGGCAATCGAGCAGGTTCTCGGTTGGCGTTTTCCATGAGAGGTGGCGAGGATTGACGCAGCCGCTATCGCCGCAGGAATGCGCTGCTTCGTGGTCGCTAGTCGGAGCTCGGCCTTTGGCCAGATCACACATGAACCGGTGGGCGTAATAGCTTTTGCCCAAATAGCTGAACGTCCCATAGCCGCGGGTTGTGGAGAACGGCCAAATCAGACACCACTCTTCGTGCGGGTAATTCGCGTGGTCCCTGATCCACTGGATTGTTTTGCCTTCGCCCTTGGCAGTCATTCCCCGCCCTCCCGAGACCGCTGAACCGGCTGTTGCGGGTCTCCCACAACTCCGGCAGCATCCCAATCGATCTTGCCGTATTTTTCCTTCATATAATCGAGGCGGCGCTGGGCCTCGGCACAGATCGCAGTCTCTCTTTCAAGACAGTGTAGCGCATAGTCGCGCTCAGCCTTGATGAGACCTAGTTCGCTGTCATCATAGCCCATGACGTAATCGGCGATCTTCTGGAAGTTGTCGCTCATTTTGACTCCTCTGGCTCCTGCGGTTGCTGCGATCCCACAGGATGGCGTGGCCCCACGACGCTTGCGATCCAGCGCTTTGACGTGATGTAGGCTCGCGCCTGATCGTTCGTCTTGCCAACTAGATATTTGATGATTGGAGCCGCGCGCCGGACGGTGCCGTCCGTCTCGAACCCGGCCACGAAGTGAGGTGCGACGACCCTAACCAGCATCATGGCGATTCCTCAAAGTGTTGCCGCTGGCGTCTTGGATGCTCTCGGCTAATTGCCGTGCGACGGGCAGGCATTTAGCGATATGGTCCATCATCGCGTCGGCGCCTTCGCTTTTAATGCTCGCCAGGACGACTCCGACGAGCCCCGTGAGCGCGCCAGCGATAAAGCAATCCAACTGTTGCAGCGTGTTCAAGTCTCGATAGGTGGTCACCTTATAGGCGCCCAAGGCCATGTCGGTGACTTGCCGGCGAAACATCTCCGACATTGCATCCTCAGGGTCGGCCGGGTCGAACGGCTGAAATTCTGTCTCACTCATTTGCCGCGCTCCGGTTGTGTGGACACAAGAGCGCGGAGAGCCCGCGCGCAATCGGCTGTGCCAGCTATCCAATCTTCAGTTTCGGCGCTGTAATCCCTGCGACGCAGTTCGTCGCATACCTTGGCGCATTGCTCTATGATCTCGTTGCGGATCGCACGCAGCGCCATCCCGGTAGCGGTTTCTTCAGTCATTTTTAGTGTCCTGGGGAGTGCGCTCACCCGCGCGGATAACCTTCGCGATTTGATACCAATCGCGCCCTTGATCGCGCGCCTTCTGCACAGCATCCCATGCGCGGGCTTTATCAACCGCGTCGTTGTACCGCTTCCAATCGGAATCGCCCATCCAAGGGCATCGCCGAGCGCTGCCTTCGGAGTCGCAAATCACTTCCCCCGCGTTTGGCACGGTGCCGCAGTATCGGCAGATTACATTAGGCGCCATCTATTCCCCCTGTGAATGGTGTTGCGAAGAAACCGCTGAACCGCGGTCCTTCTTCGGAATCGGCGGCTGGCCAGATTTGAGACCAAGGCGGTAGGCGCGCGCCGTTACCCCCTTTTCACTACGGCCAACAATCTCGGAGACCTGTCGAAAATTGAGGCCGCGCGCAATCGCGGCTCTGATCGCCTGGTCCTCTTCCGCAGTATAGGTGTTCGTTTTGTTGCGAGCCTGCTCTGCTCGGGTAGCCCATTTGCAGTTGCACGGCTCGTAGTCGCCGTCATTGTCGATGCGCTCTATGGAATACTCCGGCCCTGGTCGAGGCCCCATGTCGGCGAGGAAGTTTTCAAAGACACTCCACCGGTCGCAGACTTCGATGCCACGTCCGCCATAATATGGATAATTGTGATAGGACGGGCTGTAACAACGCCTTCGGATACGTGCCCAGGCGCGATGCTCGATGCTATCGGTAAGCCCGTGCTTTTTGACGAATGTCATGACTGTCCCCCATCAATCTTTTCAGTGACAGGGAGGTTCGGGCGCGATACCGAGTAAGTACCCAAGACCTTGCGAGCGAGCCGCTGACAGTCTGAATAACTTTCCATAGAAGTCACCCCGTAGAGCCAATCAATGAGTTCTTGTTCGGTGATGGGCTCTTTCGATGACTGCGGTTGAGCGAGGTCGCGCACGAGCTCAGCCCATCGTCTATGCTTTCCGACGCGATCAGGGTCACTCAAATATTGGCAAGCGGAGTCTAGATATTCCGCCAACTCCTCCAACATTTCCTGCGCCTTCATGGATTGATCCACCTGTAATATGCGTCAACGTAAAGGATGGTGAGCCACGCAAACCCGCCAAGGATCACCGCAGATGCGAGGATCAGCACCGGAGCGGACAGCAAATCCCGTTGCAGGTCGGTCATGGGCGCTCCGGAGAGGATACCGCGTATGCCTCTTGGCGGCGGCCGCAGATGTCGCAAAGTTCGTCCGATTGCAGATGGCATTCGCCGCACGGCCTCTCACCCACGACAAGGCAGCCGTATGCAGGCATGGCTTCCGGATCATCGCTAAATGTGCCGTTGGCGTAGAGAATGCCACTGCCGTTATAAGGGCCGCCCCATGATGAAATCCGAACGTAGCCCGGATGTTCAGCCAACCACTTAGCTTGCTTCGCGGTCATGCCGCTCATTTGCCACCCCGATCTGTCGATGACACCGCCGTATAGAGCGGCTCTATGCAATCCCATTCGGCGGGAGGCTTCGAGTAGTAAAGCAGCCAACCGCGGTCGCCCTTATCCTTGACGCGCCAAGCTACGGGCTCCGGCGCTGTGTAGGCGATACCGAGGACGGCATCGACGATTTGCCGCGGAGAATGGCCCTCTTTCCACATGCTCAAAAGCAATGCGGCGGCTTGCTCGCGCTCATCGTTCGCGGGACCGCTCAAGCGCTCGATCTCATCGGCGGCGTCGGATAGCAATTGGCCGACGTAGGTTGAACTAAATGCGTCATGGCCCTCGCAGGCGGGCCATGCGCGCAATTGCTCGATAAAGTCCTGTACGTTGTTAGGCTGACAGCTTGAGACCGGGTTGCTCGGTGTCGTGGTCATGATTTGCTCCGGGCAAGCGTGGTCGTCCACTCGCCAACCGTGTTCAGCATTTCTTTCTCGGTCAGTAGAACCTGGAAAACCTGATAGCCATCCTGCCGCCACGGCTCACGAATTTCCGCAACGTAATAGCTCACGCCATCCATGTGCTTGAACGTCGGGAGGACAATGCCGACACCAGCCGGGATAATCGGCTTGCGAGCACCCTCCTTTAATAAAACTCCCATCTGTCATACCCCTTTAAAATCAATGCGGTCGTTGTGACCCTTCAGCAGCGCCAGAGTCCGTCTCTGTGCGAGTCTATCCGCCACCCATCCGCAGCCAAGCCAGGCGGCATAAATGGGGAATGTGATAATCGCGACAACGATCAGGAGATGGCGGGCGATGGTGACGGTCATCGCAACACCACCGATCCGTCGATTTTCTTTTTCCATTTGCTGTTGCGGTTGCAGGCGAACTTGCTCGGTTTCTTGATGCCCAGATGACGCTTGCGGACGCGCACGACCTTGGCTTTGAGCCTGACATCCAGCTTGGTCTTTGCGGCGTGGCACGGGTCGCAGAGCAATTGCAGATTGCTTTCCCTATGTTCGCCGCCGATGATCAACGGAATGATATGGTCGAACTCGGCGCGCAGCTTGCCCATGATCGGCCGCTGGCATTTCTGGCAATGGTCATCTGCCTTGCGCGCGATGCGATCCTTGACGCTGCTGGGAATCGGCGCGTCGTCGGTTTTCCCAATCCATTCTGGAACGCTTCTCACGAAACCAACTCCAATTCACGAAAGCGAACGCCGCGCTCGGCGCCGAAGGCATAAATAAGTTCGATCAGATCGGCCAATTCCTGCCTAGTCATCTGCGATGTTCGCATGCCGAGCGGAACGAATGTGCCGGCGTCAATGCCAGGCACGACGCGGGTTCGGCGCAGCGAGGCAGTGAGAACGTCCTTCCAATCCTCGCTGGAAAGCTTCTGGCCGTACCAATCGACTTGCTTGCTGATCTGGCCCAAAAGACTCCACATCAGCGCGTTTTGGTCGTTCGATCTCCGCGGCGCGCGAAATTCAACCGTCGTTCCGACAGGAACATTCTTCGCCCAAGTCGCAATTTGATTGCGCTCGACTTCCGATTTGATCTGAACGACGGCGCGGGACATCAGGCGGCTTCCTTCTCGCCGTAAAGCGTGGTGAGTTGCGAAAGCTTGACCGCCATTTCGAGGAGAAACGCCGCGATCTCCTTTTCGATCTCGGCAATGAAAGCGTCGTTTCGCGGTACGCGCTTGATGAACAGGCGCATGTTCTCCGGCATGCGGGGATCATATGAAACGAAGTCGCACCACTGCCGGCCGGTACAGGACATTTGGAACTGCATTTGCGCTTCGTACTTGATTGGCACGCCTTGCCCGAGCAGCGTTTCAAGGTGGGTTGCTGTGTTAGGTGCCTTGATCTCGACAAGGCCATCCGTACCGACCAGGCCGTCGGGGCTGCATCCGGCCTGGTCGATCTTCGGATGAGGGACGAACGCGACTTGTTCGACCGTCACGCCTTGGTAGAAGCAATAAGCGTCGCGCGCTTCCGGCTCCGTCTCGGTACCGTGCTGCATCGCCGCGTTGGTGTACGATTCCGCAACGGTCCCTGTCAGGCGCTCGGCGATGAGCTGCGCCATGTAGTTCGCTCGCGACGCGCTGTAACCGCTCTTGGTCTTGGCGATCACGTCAGCAACCCGGGAAGCCGTGACTTTGCCGAGACGAAGGGCCTTCCACTGGTCTGAACCTTGGATGATTTCCTCGCTCACTTCGCGGCCCTCTTCTTGTTCAAAGCTGCAATAGCGCGCGGGAAATCCTTGGTCGAAATGTCGGCGAAACCATTGACCTTGAAATATCGACAAAATGCCTCTTTGTCGGCGCCGACTTCATCGGCGAGTGCGACGAGCTCTTCGACCTGTTCAAGGCTAATTGCGTCGGCAGCTTCGGAGGTCCTGCCGTCATCATCGTTGGATACGGCGAGGCCGAGCGCGGCCTTAAGCGTCATCCGCTGCAGGTAAGTGATGGTTGATCCGACCTGCTGAATTGCGTTTTTCCCGCCGGTATCATCTCGGCCGGCGCTAAGGGTGATTTCTTCCGCATGTCCGCCACGGTGCGAGACGATGCATGTCACGGTGATTGGTTCGTTGATGTTCGAAGTGGCGCGATAGCGATAGGAAAGGCCATGCTTGGCAAGGATCGGCTGCACCGTCTTGGCAATGCCTCCAAGATCCTCATAGCGGTAATTTGTCCTTCCCTTCGGAGACGTGAAATCAACTTCACGGTTCTTAGTGATCGTCGGGATTTCAGCCTTGGCCGCAGCCATCGCTTCGTCAAACGCCTTGCGCGCCTGGTTGGCTTCCCAGCGCTCTTGCAGCGCCATCAGCTTCTCGACCATATCGAGGCCGGCGCCGGATTCCACGGCACGGCTCAGCATGTCCATTGGCGTTACCGCCGAAAGCGCCCGCGGCTCATCCGCCGGAATAATCGAAACCTTCTTCATTGGCTCACTCATTACTTGCGCTCCATGACTTTGCGAATAACGGCAAGATCGTCTTCATACTGGTCGAGATGCCGGGCGAAGGCGCCCATGCGTTCGGTTGCTGTCAGATTGTCGGCGCCGGCGTCACGTTCGGCGCGCCAGAACTTATGCAGGGCTTCATCGCGCGATATGCTGGCGACGGTGCGGGAGGTGCAGGACGTGGAAACCGGCCTGAAGAACTCTCGCAGAAGATTGTCCATCGCGGCGTCGGTCTCGGGGTTGTAGAGATGGGCGACGGTCATCGCGCCGCCTCCTTCTCTCTGCCCTTGAGCATCAGAATGCGCTCGCAGGCTTCTTCCGGCGCGCCGTAGAGCTTGGCGACCCGGGCCGCGGCATCCAAGGCGCTGTTGCGCGATCTGATGGCGAGGATGGTTAGAATTTCTTCGATATCGTCAAAACGATCGTTCATCACGCCACCCAATTTTTGCGGTAGTCTTGGGCGTGATCGAAGCGGGCGGCGCGACGGCTGTTCTCTTCGCGCTCGCTCTCGGCGCGCGGCATCTTTTCGAAGAGATCGGCGATAGCTTCGAACCGGGTGAAGCCAAAGCCGACCGGGAAGCCGGGCTCGTAATTATCGGCGTCGATCGCCGCGAACTCGCCGTTTGGCTGCGGGTCGGTCTTGACGGTGATTTCTTCGAAGTAGTGGAGGCGGGCGGTCATGGGCGGCTCCGATTTGATGGAGCCATGTAACCATAGCCGTCACAGGCAGTCAATCGTAAAGTGACAGCCACGGTCACTTTTTTTAGGGGCAGCAAAAAGCCCCGTAAAAACGGGGCCTTGAGTCGGATGTGCGATCAGCTATCGGTTTAAGATCGTCCAATTCGAGCTGGTTTGGCTTCCCGGATTAATGCCGGCCGACAGATTATTGTATTTTCGCTCGTCCGCTTCCATCGCCAATCGCAGGCCCTCGCAGTTTCGCGGCGAAGCGGGATTGGCGGCGAGGCAATTCTTATATTGCGCTGCTGATGCCTGGTAGTCGGCGCGCGCATCGACCCGAGCCGCCACGCCGCAACCGCCGAGAACTCCGCAGAGCGGCAATATAACCAAAATACGCATGATTTCCCCTATCTTCCGGCGATGCCGCGAACCGCCAAAATCGCCGCTTGCTGCATTTGTTCCGGCATTCCTTCGAGCATGTCATCAAGGCTGATCCGCTCCTGGCCTGGCGCCGGCGGCGGGAACCAAAGCTGGCTCGGCTTAATCCCGATGGTCTTTGCGATGATGTCCTGCTCACCGGTGCTGATCGTCCACCATTCCCGTTCCAGCCGGTAATAGCTTTCGCGCTCGATATCCAGCGCAATGGCGATTTCAACAGCCTTGGTACCCATGAACTTCCGCCATTCCCGCAAATAGAAGGGGCGGCGGGTTGGCTTTTGGAACCTATGGCCTCGTTTTGTAACCATACCGGGTACAATACCGCATCGCCGAAATAAGCGGGTATCCGCTATCGTCACTTTTGCGCTTGACAAGCTGTGACAGCAGCGGTTACAACATCGGCATGCGAAATATTCACCCCCTCAAAGCCTTTCGCCGCAGCCAGACGCCGAAGCTGTCTCAAGACGCGTTAGCGAAGATGCTCGGCGTGGTCCGGCTGACGGTTCTCCGCTGGGAAAACGCCCAGCGGAAAATTGATGACGACTTGCTTCCCATCATTACGGAGAAAACCGGGATTCCTGCAAAGGATCTTCGCCCGGATTTGCTCGAAAAGCATGAGAAGCTGTTCGGGGAGGCTGCTCAATGAGGAATGCGCAGCCGGGTCAAGATAGCGTTGTGTTTGGTGGACTCTTCGCTGAGCACGCGGTGCGCTTCGATATTGGCGGCCTTCGCCCCGGTCAGAGATACAATCAAGTTCAGTTGCGCGCCGCCTCCGATGATATAGCCGACACAGCGGAGCACGCCGTTGATTTTCCGGAACGCTCCGAAGCCATCGAAATACGCGGTCGGGACGTGGGCTGCTTGCAACAGCAGTTCTTCGTCGTTCATGCGACCCCCCAAGTTTTGGTGAGGGCCTATCGAACCACAAATGCACGACGCGAGGAATTAAACTTTCGTGATTTTGTCGTAATACAAAAAACCGTTGCGGCACAGGCACAAAAAGAAACAATTTTAGGCATTGTTCCATCACGGCACGGAACCTCCGCGCACCGCATTTGTCAGTGCAATGACAAGCGCCTGAATCACGTCAGGCAATTCCGACAGCGGCAGCGCCAGGCGCGCCACGATGACGCCGGTGGCGTTCTGCCGGCTGAACAGCACGATTCGAACGATACCCTCGATGATCTTCACCTCGTGGATTCCGTCAAAGAAAATCTCCGCAACGTTGTGCGGGTCGATCACATCCATTGTCTTTCTCCGTTCCCTCTCAAGGGGAAGCGCCAGCCGTCCGAATATCAGCCCCCCAAGCCCGTGACGGTTGGCGCAGCAATTTCTGCGAGGGCCGCATGATCACTGTCATCCTGCTCGTCGCTATCTGGCTTCTCGCCAATGCAGCCATCGTGATTGCACTGACACCGACGGTCTCCCGAAACGCAAAACCATCTTCGGGAGACCGCCGCAACATCGCTCAAAGCAAAGGGGGCTTTCTGCCATGAGCAACAAGAAATCACTTCCTCGTCTTCCTTCCCGATCCATTCTTCCGGCTGAAGCTTCGCTCGAAGCGTTTTATCTGTCTCAGACGGTGCTCGATGTACTGAAGCTGCTCGTTGCGTTTCTGTTCGTCAGCACTACCGGGATCGGGCTTGCAATGTCCGTCATCTATTTTCTGTTTCTGTAAGTATTGAACGACGTTGGCCGTTGCTGCGGCCAGCGAAATGAAACTGAGTTGTTCGTCTTTGTCCTCCTCCATGTGTCGAGTTGAAACATGAGGGAGTGTTCCAGTGAGTACAAAAAATGTCCGGAAATCGCCAATGATCAGCGCCTCCGCAATAACGAGCCTGACACGCTCGCGAGCGCAAGCGCTGGTCGAGCGGGCAGAACGCCAGACAGGTTCTCGGATGTCAGCTTACGAAGCAGTGGCTCGATCGGTAGGCGTTTCGCCAGGATGGCTGCGCAAACTGATTAAAGGATACGAGGCAAAAGAACCTCGCGCGACAGTCTTTGAAAATATCAGGGCACACTTCGAAGCTTTATGTAACCGCGTCGAACAAGAAAACGAAATCGACGAGGCGCGCCTGCGTCTCTTAGCGGGAGAACCGTATGCGACTGGTCAAGGCCCTATGGAGAAAACTCATGCTCAAAACAAGAATCGCTTGGGCGACGTTTAAGCGGGATTGGCTGAAGTGATCACGTCATCCGACGATTCCGATCTGCTCTGGATGTGGGATGTCGGTTACGACACTTACGCAATCTCGGCTTTTTTCGGCATCAACGAATGCGATGCCGAACGACGGGTATGGCGCGCCCGTGAACAGCGCCGCATCAAAACAAGAGGCGTTGTGTATGAGCTTGCGTGAACAGCTACATCAGAACCACAAGCGTTTCCATGCCGAGATCGCGCGCAGAGCAGCGCTAGTCCATCAGAGAGAACGGCTAACATATTCCATCCCCAACGCGCCCTTTGGGGAAAAGAAAATCAATCCGATGCTACCGAAGAAAGTGGTTCGGCGGGACCATCAGCCGGATTGGTGGCATACGATGTGGTTTTACCAACTCGTTTTTGTGAAGGGCAATGCTGGGGCACCGATCACAGTTGCCTCAATCCAGGAGGCCATCTGCCGGCATTTCAATATCAGCAAGATCGAACTTCTCGCCGAGCGCCGCATGGTTTCAGTTGTCCGTCCGCGGCAGGTCGCGATGTATCTCTGCAAAATCCTGACAAGCCGATCATTGATTGATATCGGCCACCGTTTCGGCCGCAAAGACCATACGACCGTGCTCCACGCCGTCAGGAAAATCGAAAAGCTGGTTCTAACCGATCAAAAGCTTGCGGCAAGCGTTGCCGCGATCAAAGCGGAGCTAGGTGCATAATGGACCTGTTCGAATGGACGCCCCCACCACTCCCCGAGCCCCATCGCAACCGCGCCTTTGACGGATCGACCTACGTTCCGCGGCAGGACTATCAGCGCCTGAAGGGCCAACTGCTCCGCGTATTCGAACTTATGCAGGACGGCAAATGGCGGACGCTTGGTGAGATTGCGGACGGCGCCGGCGGCAGTGAGGCCAGCGTTTCGGCCAGGCTCAGAGACCTCCGCAAACAGAAATACGGCGCGCGCCAGATCCAGCGCGAGCGGGTCTGTGGCGGGCTGTGGCGCTATCGGATGGTGGGGCAGGGATGAAAGCATTCGCCCTCAAGTTCGTTCGCTTCGATCGGATCGAGGACCACATGCGTCAAGGCTGGATGGTGATGATCCCAAACGGGGCCATGCATCACCACCATTACGGCGTCGAGCTCAAGTGGATCTGTGAATGCCCGATACCGGGCCTGAAGCCAGTAAGCCGCAGCGTTCCCAACAACACCAACCGAGAGAGCGCCAATGAGCGAGCCGCAAACCCTTGAAACCTTCGAAGTCATGCCTGTTGACGTCTACCAGGGTGCCTGCAGGCATATTGTGCTGTGCCAAGAGTGGGGCACGTTAAACGAGGAATCCTATCTCCGCATCATGCTCAACGAGCGGGACGCCGAGAAACTCGCCACGCAGATTTTGGCTGTAGCTCGGGAGATCAGGGGAAAATGAGCGACGTTGGGCACAATTCCAAAGAACAATTGAAGTCTATCATCGAGCGCGTCGAGGCCATCGAAGCCGAGATCAAGGAGCGCCAGTCCGATCGCGCCGACCTCTACAAGGAGGCTGGCGGCAACGGCTTTGACGTGCCGGCACTGAAGGCCATCGTCCGCGCGCGCCGCGAGGATCAGGCCAAGCGCCAAGCGCGGGAAGCTCAGATTGATCTTTATCGGACGACGCTAGGCATCGAATAATGAGTCTGACCCCGAAGGAATGGAAATCATTCCAGCATTACAAAGAACGTCGGCCGCCTTGGATCAAGCTCCATAGGACATTGCTAGACAATGCAGACTTTCAGCGCTTGCCTGTTGCTAGCAGAGCGCTAGCGCCGATGCTCTGGCTCATTGCGGCAGAGTACGAAAACGGCGCTATCACGGCGACTGCGGAAGATATTGCGTGGCGCCTGCGAATGACGGTTGATGAGTTGCGCGCGGCACTTGGCCCGTTGATCGAAAAGGGATTTTTCGTCTCCGACGAAGGTGATAGCGAAGCGCTAGCAGACCGCAAGCAAGACTTGCTGCCAGAGATAGAGACACAAGTAGAGAAAGAGGAAGAGATAGAATCTCGGTCGGTCGCTGAAGCGACGCAACCGAGTGCGGGCGATAAATTCGAGGAGTTCTGGAAGGCTTACCCACGCCGGGACGGTCCCAACCCCCGCAAGCCTGCAGAGCAGAAATTCAACGCACTGGTGAAAACCGGCTTGGATCCGGAAATGCTGATAGCGGAGGCGCACAAACTCTCCAATGCGGAAGCCAAGCGCGGCAATATCGGAACCAGATTTATTCCGCAGGCTGGAACATGGTTGAATCAGCAACGCTGGACTGATCACGCCGCAGTCGCATTTAGTGCTTCCAGCATTCCTGACAGGCTGCCTATCGAAGAAGCCATTCAGGTTTTCAAGCGGACCGGTCAATGGTCGCGCCATGCGCCTGTTGCAGATATCAGCCAGGCGCCGCCTGAGCTTCTCGCCAAACATGGCCTGATGCCTGACGGGAGGCGAATGCAATGAGTGAAGTTCCCTTCACCCGCGGTGAGCCCGTAAAGCTAACTGAGCGCTACGCCGAAACCCTTTGCCGAATGCCAAAGGTGCGGGTCGATTGGAAATCGCGCCGCGGCATCGTGCACCGGTGCAGCGATAGCGAGGTTTATATCCGCTGGGATGGTCTGAAGTCTCTTGAAGCGGTTCCATTCAAGGCTGTGGAAAGGATCTGAAATGCACGGGGTAGCAGTGGCCAAGAAAAATATCCGCCGTACAGGCATTCCTGCGACGATCAAGGGCAAGCCGAATCCGGCATATCCCGATGGCCCGACCTATCAGCGCTTGAACAAGGCGGATGGGTTTTACACGGTCGGCGACGACAAGCAGGGCAGCAAAATTCACACCATGCGGGATGACCCGTTAGGCCGGATGTTCGCCCGCTCGGCGATTTCAGGATCCGAATATGCCGCGCTGCAAAAGTACCATCACCACTGGTACCATGCCGGTTTGGAGATGGGGGTCGGCACAGTCGATCTAAACCGCGTTTACTCAAGCGATCCAGCCTCGCTAAGCGGCATGGCGAAGACCGAGGCCCAAGCACACCACCGGAAGCAATGGCGCGATGCACGGGCCGCGCTGGGCCATCGGGTAGGCATCGTGGTCGATAACGTGGTGTGTGCTGGTCACACCTTGGAAGCGGCCGGCTTCAGCGTCGGATGGGCTAGCAAGCCGCAGGCCATCGCCGCCGCAACAGAAATGCTTCGCGATGCCGGGCACCGGCTCGCCAAAATGTGGGGGATTGGATGATGGCCCTTGACAGGTTTAACCAAATCACCCCAAATCAGGCAGGTTCGTGATTTGCGCCCGCCCGGAGAAATCTGCGGCGGGTTTTTCATTGGGCAGCTAAGGGACAAAATCCATGATTGCAGCCCTCATCAATCTTCTGATTTATCTGATCATCATCGGCGTGATCTATTGGGCCGTAACAACCATTCTCGGCGTCATCCCGCTTCCGCCGCCAATCGCCCAAGTCATCCGCGTGGTTCTCATCGTGATCCTGGTATTGATCGTGGTCTATGCCCTGCTAGGGCTGATCGGCATGGTCCCGCATAGCCCGAGGCTGGCTTACTGATGCCTGATCATACAGAGAAACAACAGCGCCCCGAACATTTTTTCAAGCCGGGCCAGTCCGGCAATCCGAACGGCCGGCCGAAGGGTTCGCGGAACAAGTTGGGTGAGGACTTCATTCAAGCTCTTCATGATGATTTCCAGGAAGGCGGGGTGGCTGCGATCCAGGAAGTACGGCGCGACCGGCCGCATGAATATCTAAAGGTTGTCGCGTCGCTTCTGCCAAAGGAACTGAAGGTCACAACGGAATCCGATTTGACCGATGACCAGCTTGACCAGCGTATCAGGCAGCTTGCCGCCGCCATTAGCCTCGAACTCCACGGAGGCGAAGCGGGAACTAGCGGCGCTTCTGGCGGAACGGAAACGCCGGTTCGACCGGACGCGCTTAACTAGATATCAGCCCTACCCAAAACAGGAAGCGTTTCACGCGGCTGGACTAACGCACCGCGAGCGGCTGCTGATGGCCGGCAACCAACTCGGCAAGACGTACAGCGGCGCGGCTGAACTATCCTACCACCTGACCGGCACTTATCCGTCATGGTGGAGAGGCCGCACATTCGACCGCCCAATTCGGTCCTGGGCGGGTTCTAAGACCGGCGAAGTCACGCGCGACGGCGTGCAACGTCTGCTGGTCGGCGAGCCGAAAGACCGGGCCGCGCGCGGGACCGGCTTCATACCCGGAGATGCGATCGTTGACTGTTCGCAGCGAATGGGTGTGGCGGACGCTGTTGACAGTGTTCTTGTTCGCCATCGCTCGGGCGATAATTCGACGCTGGGCTTCAAGTCTTATGACCAGGGCCGCGAAAAGTGGCAGGGCGAAACGCTCGATGTGGTCTGGTTCGATGAAGAACCGCCGATGGATATATACATGGAAGGATTGACGCGAACCAACGCGACCGGCGGCATGGTCTATCTGACCTTCACGCCGCTGCTCGGCATGTCGGACGTGGTTCATATGTTCATTCAGGAATGCGGACTGGAATAATGGCAGAAGAGCATCTCCGTATTCGTTTTTCGGCCGAATTATTGGCGGCAATTGATGCAGCGTGCGCTGAGAACGGCCGAACACGAACAAGCGAAATATCACGGCGCCTTGAAAAATCATTCTGGGAGGATGAGTTCTTAGAAAAGATGGAACGTGTTTTGCTCGGAGAAATGGCACAGCGGAAAACGTTGCAAGACGCCGCGCACTCTCTCAGAGCGATGAGGGCGTTTGACTGTTGACCCGCTCGATAACCCGCATGACGATCGAGGACGCGGGGCACTACACACCGGAACAGCGCGCGGCAATCATCGCGAGCTATCCGGAGCATGAACGGGAAGCTCGGGTTAAGGGAATCCCGACGCTCGGCAGCGGGCGCGTGTTCCCGATTACTGATGAGAAAATCACGGTTGAAGCGTTCACCATCCCGCGGGAATGGGCGCGCATCAACGGGCTGGATTTTGGCTGGGATCATCCATTCGCTGCCGTTTCCTGCGCCTGGGATCGCGATGCCGATGTTTGGTATGTCACGGCCTGTTACCGGGAGAGCAAATCAACGCCGGTCATACACGCGGCATCCATCAAGCCTTGGGGCGATTGGATACCCTGCGCGTGGCCTCATGACGGCCTGCAGCATGACAAGGGCAGCGGCGATCAGCTTGCCAGTCTTTACGCCGACCAAGGCCTGAATACGCTTCCTGAGCGCGCGACGTTCGAAGATGGCGGCAATGGCGTGGAGGCCGGCGTCATCGAGATGCTGGATTTGATGCAGACCGGCCGCTTCAAGGTCTTCGCGCATTTGAAAGAATGGTTTGATGAATTCAGGCTTTACCATCGCAAGGATGGCAGGATCGTGAAGGAACGCGACGACCTTCTATCTGCAACGCGGTATGCGCTCATGATGAAGCGCTTTGCCGAGACTGAGCCGAGCGCGCGCCCGCGTGAGCATCGGCGTTCAGGCGGTTGGATGGGCGCCTGATGGCAGAAAACCGCAAATCCGATTGGGAAGAGGTCCATAGGGTCGCCCTTGAGGAATACGAGCGCGACTATGAGCGCGAGCGTTCAAATATCGATGACGCTTACGAAGATTTGCGCTTCCGCCGCGGCCGGATAACCGATCAATGGGACGCCGCCGCCCTTGAAATGCGCAAGGGCCGGCCGTGCCATGTCGTCAACAAGCTGCCGCAGTTCATTCGGCAGGTGACCGGCGACATGCGGCAGTCGCGACCAGGAATCAAGGTGGTTCCGGTCGATAGCGGGGCGGATGTCAAGACAGCCGAGGTCCGCGCCGGCATGATCCGGTATGTCGAGAACCGGAGCAAAGCCAAGCACGTTTACACCACCGGTGCCGACAGCCAGGTGACCTGCGGAATCGGGCATTGGGCGGTGACGACCGAATATGCGCACGCCGGCACGTTCAACCAGGAAATATTGATCGAGGGCATTGAGGATGGTGTTTCCGTAATCTGGGATGCCGACGCCAACGGTCCAACCAAGCGCGACGCCGACCATTGTTTCGTTCCAACCGACATGACGCGAGCGAAGTTCGAAAAGCAATGGCCGGATGCCAAGGCGGACGGGTTCGATACCGGCATTTATGGACTTGGCACGACTGGCGCGTTCGATACCTGGCACAGCGACGATTTTATCCGCGTCGTGCAGTATTGGAAAAAGAAGCCGATCAAGCGGACCTTGGCGCTGATGCCGGACGGGTCGATCGAGGATCTGACCGAACAGGTTACCGGGTTCAAGCCGAATGAAATTGAAGAGGGCTTGAACTGGCTTCGCGCTCAGGGCGCGCGGATCGAGGAACGCGACAGCTATCGGATTTGCCGCTATCTGATCACGATGGGCGAAGTTCTGGAAGAGGCCGACTGGCCGGGCATGCACATTCCGGTTGTCCCGGTGATCGGCGAAGAGGTCCGGGTCGGGCGCGATGTTTACCGGCATGGCATTGTCCGCTATGCCCGCGACCTTCAGCGGATGGAAAATTACTACGCCTCGGCCGAAACGGAAGTGGTTGCACTACAGCCCAAGGCACCTTGGCTTGGAACTAAAAAGCAGTTCGAAAAGAATTACGATCTCTGGGAAACCGCGAACACGGATAATCATCCGTTTTTGGAATATACGCCGGACTCAGCCGCGCCAGGCCCGCCGCAGCGCATTCAGCCGCCGGTCGCGTCTCAGGCCATCATCGAGGGCAAGCAGCGCAATTCCGAGGACATGAAGGCCGTCATCGGCATTTATGATGCCAGCCTTGGGGCGAGGTCGAACGAAACGTCAGGCATTGCCATCGCGCGGCGCGATGCCCAAGGCGATACCGGAACGTTCGTCTATCACGATAATTTCGCGCTGGCGATCGAACGGACGGCCGAGATCATCAACGACCTATTCCCGAAGATTTACGACACACAGCGGACGATTCAGATCCTCGGCGATGACGGCAAGCCGGACTTTGTGGATATCAACAAGCCGCAGATCGTTAACGGCGTGGAAAAGGTGCTGCACGACATGACTTCGGGCAGTTATGACGTGGTGATGGAGCGCGGGCCGAGCTACGCCACCAAGCGCGAGCAGGCGCAGGATGCGATGACCGAGTTCATCCGGGCATTCCCGCCGGCGGCGCCGGTCATGGGCGATCTGTACGCTAAATCGATGGATTGGCCGCATGCCGAGGAGATCGGAGAACGGCTGGAAGAATTGCTTCCCCCACCGATCAAGGCCAAGCTGCAGGCCGATCGGCAGAAGCGCGAGCAGGCATCCGGCCAGCCGCCATCGCCAGAGGCCCAACAGGAAGCAATGGCCCAACAGCAACAGCAACAGGCCGCCCAGCAGGCCCAAGCCATGCAGATGGCCGAAGCACAGGCCAAGGTCGAAGAGGCCCAGGCGCGCGCCGCCAAGGCCAAGGCCGACGCAGAGAAAGCCGCGGCGGACGCTGAAAAGGCCAAGTATGAGGCAGCGACCGCGAAGGCGACGTGGGCGCAGACCCACATGGATAATCTGCGGGATATCGAGCGCCACGATACGGATATTGCCCGCGGAGAACAGGCGCACGTTCAGGACCGCGCGCATAAGCAGGACCGGCACGAGGCCGATCTTGTCATTCTCGGCCTGAATGCCAACCGCGCGGGCGAGCAGCACGACGAGACCATGAAGCAGATGCGGGCGCCTAAGCCGGAGATGGCGGAGGCGGAATAGGTTCCCGGGTGCAGCGCGCCCGCGGGGTGAGGAAGTGGTTAGCCTCGCCCCGAAGCTACAAGTCCGGCGCATTCGGTGCTGGGCATTCCACGGCCGTCCTTCGGGGCGGCCTTTTTCATGAGTGAACGATGAGCGACCAAGACACGCTGGCGGCAACGCCGGACGGCACGGAACAGACCACGGCTCCCGCAGCGCCGGTCGATGACGGCATTATCGATCTTGATGCTCAGGAAGAGGTCAAGGACGAACCCGCGGAAGGCGAAGAAGACAAGGCCAAGGAAGCCGGCGAGGCCGCCGATGCTGGCGACGATAAGGACGCTGGCGAAGAGGACAAGCCGAAGAAGCCGAGCGGCGCACAGCGGGCCAAAATCCGCGAACAGCGCCTTTTGAGTGAGTTGCAGGCGCGAGAGCGCGAACTTGAGGAATTGCGTCGTGCGGCGCCGGCGAAAACCGCCAGCGAGAGCGACGAAAAGCCGCCGCGTGAAGAGGACTTCAACGGGGACTGGTTCGCATTCCAGTCGGCCAAGACGGCCTTTGAGGCCCGACAGGCCATTCGCGATGAAATACGGCGAGATCGCGAAGCCCAGGAGACCAAGGATCGCGAGACCAAACAGGCCGAAAACGCCCGGGAGCGCCAAATAGCGCATGCCGAGCGGGTCGAAGACGCGCGCGAGGTAATCGCGGACTTCGATTCTGTTATGGCCGGCATGAAAGGCGTCAACGTCCGAAACGATGTGCTCGAAGAGATCATGTCCTCGGATAAGTCGGCCCTGATTGCATACCACCTCGCAAAGAATCCAAACGAGCTTGAAGCACTCAACAGCATGAGCGGACGCGAGCTGGCCCGACAAATGGGACGGCTGGAAGCCACTGTTCGAATGCCGGAAGCGAAGAAAGCAACATCCGCTCCCCCTCCGTTGAATCGTCCGAAAGGCGGCGCAACTCCGCGAAGTCAGGAAGCTGACCTTCAGGCGTGGCTGAAAAAGCAATACGGATAGGGAGCCTTTTCCGAAAAGGAATAGGCGACAATGGCTAACACGACCCTCAATGCCTCGATCATCGCGCGCGCCGCGGTAGGCATCCTCGAAAACGAACTCACGATGGCCGGCCTGGTCTATCGTGGCTATGAAGACGAATTTGACAAGAAGATCAACGGCTATACGGTCGGTGACACCATCACCATCCGCAAGCCGACGGACTTTACCGTCCGCAACACGATCACGGCTTCCCCGCAGGACGTGACGGAAGGCAAGGTCACACTGCAGATCAACAAGGTGGCCGGCGTTGACTTCAAGTTTACTTCCCAGCAACTGACCCTAAACATTGCCCAGCTTGCCGAACGGGTAATGCAGCCGGCCCTGGTTCAGGTCGCGAACCAGATCGACGTTGACGTGATGGCCCTCTACAAGGACGTTCCGCAATGGGTCGGAACCCCCGGTACGCTGATCCAGTCGTTTGCGGGCTTTGCCAAGGGCGCACAAAACCTCGATCAGCGCTCGGTCCCGCAGGGCATGCGCTCGGCGGTCCTGGCTCCGGCGGACTATTGGGCAATGGCGGGTTCGCAGACCGCGCTGTTCAATAACTCGATCAACGGCCAGGCATACCGGCGGGGCCGGATCGGCGAAGTCGGCGGCATCGATACCTATATGTCGCAGAACGCGCCGACGTTCACTACCGGTCCGTTTGGCGGTACGCCGCTGATCAACGGCGCGTCCCAGAACACCACTTACGACACCACCGGTGCCAACACCCAGACGCTCATTACGGACGGCTGGACGGCGGCCGCGGCGGCTCGCGTTAAGACCGGCGACGTGTTCACCATCGCCAACGTGTTCGATGTCAACCCGGTCACCAAGGCGACCCTGCCGTTCCTCAAGCAGTTCGTCGTCAAGGCGGACGGTTCTTCGGATGCCTCCGGTAACCTGACGCTGACGATCTCGCCGCAGATCATCACGTCGGGCGCGTTCCAGACGGTCTCTGTGGCTCCGGCCGACAACGCCGCACTTACCTTTGTTGGCTCGGCGAATACGAACTATTCGAATTCGCTGATGTTCGACAAGAACGCCTTCGCGCTGTGCATGGTGCCGATGGTGAAGCCGCCGGGAGCGGTTGATGTCTCCCGTGTCAGCAAAAACGGTATCTCCGTCCGTGTCATCCCGTACTATGATGGCACGAACGACGTGAGCAATTGGCGTCTTGACGTGCTCTATGGTGTCAAGACCGTCGATCCGCGGCTCGCGGTTCGCGTCTCCGGTACGTAATAGGAACGATTGATTCCTTTGAACAGTTGAGCGGCGGCCTACGGGCCGTCGTTTCTATTTCAATCAGGAGGCTAAGATGGCGGACAAAGAAATCAAGACAGTCCCGACTTGGGGCTATTCCAAGGATGGTGCCCAGATTTTCGAACTCAAAGAAGGCGAGAAACTGCCCAGCGGGTTTTACGATCATCCGGACAAGGTGAAGGATGACGAAATTCCGGCCAAGCGTCGCAATGCTGAGTGAAAAGCAGATAGACGCCGCAACCGACGCATATCTGAAGGCGCGCGGCTGGACGGATGAGACGATCAGCAACAGCCCTTTGACGCGTGCCGAAGTCCGCGAGCGGATGACGGCCGCGCTTCTGGCGGCGGAACAGGCGGCCGATGTCCAAAACGCGGGCTGAACTTGTCGATCAGTGCTTGATGAACCTCGGCATTCTTGTGCCAGGGCAGTCAACATCGGCCGAAAACGTCCTGAAGATGGACGGGTTTGTTGATCCGGCCCTCGCGTTGCTTGCGCGGCTCGATATCTACTATGTGCAGGATGCCGGAAGCGTTGGGCCGATTGATGGCGCAATCGAGGATGAGGCATTTCTGCCGCTCGCCGATTGGGTGGCAAACAAGGCATGCCCCGGCTTCAACCTGCCGGCCGATCAGAAAATGCAGGCACTGGCGATGATTTCCGAAGATACGTTGCGGACCTTGGCGGCGCCGGCGCGCACGTTGCGGACGCTTCGGGTTGATCCGGCGTTGCAATCGCCGGGCTATGGCATCTATCGGGGCGGCATTTGAAAAAGCCAATTCCGTTTCCGGTGCAGACCTCGCCGGGGGCCAAATCGCAGGAATCCGGCGGCCGGATCATCAACGGCTATGTTGAAGAGCTCGGCGATCAGGCGCCAAACAAGACGGTCATCCGTCGCGGGCCTGGACTAGCGAATTTCGGCACGTCCGGCCAGAGCGGCTACCGCGGCGCCATCGTCGTCAATGGCGTGCTCTATGCCGGGTTCAGCGGCAAGCTTGAGAAATGGACCAGCGCCGGCGGCGCCTCGGTCAATGTCGGCAATCTGAACGGCACGAAACGCGGCTTCTTCGCCGCCAACAATAACACAACGCCGGACAAGGTCTTTGTCGATCCCGACGGCAACATTGCGACATTCACGCCGTCCGCAGTGACGAACTCCTATCCTGATCCGGATCTTCCATCGGTCAATTCGGTCGATTTTCTTGACGGCTATCTAGTCTTCACGACCGGCGACGGACGGGCCTTTGCAACGGATCTGAATTCAACTTCAGTCAATGCACTGTCGTTCGGCAAGGCAGAAGCCAAGCCGGACGGTCTGTTGCGCGTGGTGTCCTGGGGCGGCCGGCTGCTGTTCTTCGGGAATATCTCAACCGAAGTCTGGACCGACGCCGCCACAGTTCCTTTTCCGTTCGCGCGGTCAACGGTTATTCCCCGGGGACTGGCCGGGCCTTATTGCGTGGCTGGTTATGAGGACGGATTTTCGCGCGGGCCGATCTGGGTTGCGGATGACAATTGCGTCTATGCGTTGCAGGGCTACACGCCAACAAAGGTCTCCAAGCCTGACCTTGAGGGGCTAATCGAGGCCATTTCCGACAAGACGACATTGGAAGCCACGGCCTACATCTCGCGCGGCCATGCGTTCTGGCAGCTTTCCTGCCCTGCATGGACTTGGATACTCGATATCTCAACCTCGCAATGGTTTCAGCGGGACAGCTACCAGCAAAACCGGTCCCGCATTGCCGGTGCAATTAATGCATTCAATCTTTGGCTGACCGGCGACATGCTGACCGGGAATATGCAGAAGATCACTTCGGACGCAAACGATGAGGTCGGAAGCCCACTTCGCCTTCGCATTGAGAGCGGACCAGTAGCAAACTTTCCTGGTGGTGAAGTGGTCGGGCGGGCTGATTTCTATTTTACAACCGGCGTTGGCATCGCCACCGGACACGATCCGGACCAGACCGACCCGGATGTCGAGATCAGTTGGAATGATGACGGCGGGTTCATGTGGTCTAACCCGGTCCTCCGTAAGCTCGGCCGACAGTCCGAACCGCGGCAGTTGATTTCGCTTGTGGCGTGCACGGGCCGTACTTCGTGGCAGGGGCGGCGCTGGCGGCTTGATGTTTCCAGCGCGGTCTATGCGTCTTTCATGTTTGCAACGCAATCCGACGATCCGAGGGCTATCTGATGCGCATCCGCATCCCGCCTCTTGACGTTCCGGCGATCGACCTTGCGACCGGCCGGTTCACGATCGACTGGTATGACGTGATCAAGGGGCTTGAAAAGCTCGGTCTGCTTGATCTCGCTGACGTATCGACCACAGCGCCGGCCAATGGCCAAGTCATGATTTACAATTCAGCGAACAAGAACTTCGCACCCGGAGCGAACTAAATGGGCCTGTTTACGGATCTTTTCTCGACCAAGCCCGCCGAAGAGGCCGCCGCCGCCAAGGCCGCCGGCTATACGGCTGCAAACGATACCGCCCAAAGCGCGCTTTCGACCGGCCTGGCTGCGGCGACGCCGCTTTATCAACAAGCCTATGGCAATTTCAACACGCTGGCCGGGAAATTCGGCAAGGGTCAGGACGCCTATAACGACGCAACCGGCGTCAATGGAGCGGAAGGATTGGCCCGTGCAAGGTCAACCTTCACGTCCCTGCCAGGCTATCAGGAAGGCATCAACATGACCCTTGACCAGAATGACCGGCGCGCTGCGGCGCGCGGCATCCTGGCGAGTGGCAATACAATCGCCGACACCACGAAACTGGCGACCGATTATGCGAACCAGAATTACAGCAATTATCTGGCTTCGCTGGCGCCGAACCTTTCGGGCGCGCTCACCTCGACCGCTGGCGGGGCGAATGTGCTCGGAACGCAGGCCGGCGCAAATCTCGGGGTTGCCGGTCAGAAGGCCCAATACGGCTATGGCGCGAATGTCGGAATTGGCAATGCCAACGCGGATGCTGCGCTTGCACCCTATAGCGCTTCGCAGAATTTCTGGGGCGCCTTAATGGGCGCCGGCAATCTTGCTGCGAAGTTCATCTAGGAATCCGCGATAATGGCAAACGGATTTCAAGGTCCGCCGGCGGTTGATTTCTACAATATGCTTTCCGGGCTCGGCGACACGATCAAGCAGTCTCGCATTGCTGACGCGCGCAAGGATGCGTTTTCAAGCTTCACCGCGCTTGATCCGAGTTCGCCGGACTATGGCCGGCAGGCAATTGGCGTCGCGCAAAAGCTTGGTTCTGTCGGTGATCAGGAAGGTGCCTTGAAGTTCTTGGGTTTGGCGCAATCTGCGGCCACCCAATCAGTCGCGGCGGCGCGGGATGCGCGCGATTTTGCGTTCAGGCAGACCGAGGCCCAGCGCGCGCAGAGCAACGCGGATCGTTCGTTTAAAATCACCCAGCAGAATGCTGAAAAGCCGCAATATCGCACCATCAAGGACGCGAGCGGCAACGATCAGATCATCGCCATCGATTCCGAAGGGAAGCCGACGGCGGTTGAAGTTCCGGGCGCTGCGACTGGAACCACCGCAAACCCATTTTCCTACGGCGGCAAGATGAATGAGGCGCAGAGCAAGGATGCCGGGTACGCCAACCGGCTATTCCGGGCCGAGCAAATCCTGCGCGATCCTAAAGTGGTGGAAGCTGCGCAAAGCCTTGGGCAGTCCGGCTTGGACAAGCTACCCATTGTCGGAAATTATCTGACCAGTCCTGATTTCCAGCGGTTCGACCAGGCCAAGCGCGATTTTGTCAATGCCGTGCTACGCCGGGAATCGGGCGCTGCGATCTCGAGCAGCGAGTTCGAAAACGCCTACAAGCAATATTTCCCGCAGCCTGGCGATTCCAAGGAGAAGATCGCCGAGAAGGCAAAAAATCGTCAGGACACCATTGCCGGCATCGCCGGCGGCGGCGGTCCGAACTATCGTCCGCAATTCACCTTCGGTCCCAATGGCGAATTGGTCGCGACCGGTGCCCCGAAGCAGGGCGCTACGCCGGCGGCTCCAAAGGCTTCCGCGGCAATACCGGCGCCCGCCGCTGCCGTCGCTGCACTCAAGAAAGACCCGCGCTTGGCCTCTCAGTTCGACGCGAAATACGGCAAGGGCGCTGCCAAGGCGGCGCTCGGCGGTGGTGAGGAAGACTAGTGGCGAACTTCTTCGATCAGTTCGATAGCGCGCCGTCCCAAGCATCGGCGCCGTCGCCATACGCGAACGCCATCTCGACAATCGAAAGCGGCGGCAACTATCATGAGATCGGCCCCAACACCGGCAGCATGGGCCGCGCGCTCGGCAAGTATCAGGTGATGAGCGCGAACGTTGGTCCTTGGTCGAAGGAAGTGCTGGGGCGTGAAGTGACGCCGCAGGAGTTCATCACTAATCCTCAGATCCAAGACGCGATTTTTGAAGGCAAATTCGGCCAGTACGTTCAGAAATACGGTCCAGATGGTGCTGCCCGGGCATGGTTTGCCGGCGAAAAGGGCATGAAAAACCCGAACGCCAAGGATGCCTTTGGGACGACAGTTGAGGAATACAGCCGAAGGTTCAACAAGGCGCTGGGCTCAGATGCGGTCACGGCAGTCAATCAGTTTGCGCCTGAACGGCCGGACGTAATGGCGTTTGCGGGCCAAGACAAGCCGGTAAGCCAAGCCAAGCCTGGGGCGAAGAATTTCTTTGACCAGTTTGATGAACCGGCGCCCGCCGCGCCTTCATCGGGTCCAACCGCGGGCCTGAAGCGGGTTTATATCGGTCCCGAGCCCGACAAATCGGATCGCGGCGCGCTGGATGCTGCGGCCCGCGGCGTGGCGCAAGGATTCACGGCGAATTTCGGCGATGAAATCCGCGGGCTGGTCGAAGCCTCGGGCGCCAATCCGGACGACCCGGCCAGCGTCTATAAGTTGATCTCGGGCGCGCTGAAGTATTTTGGCGGCGATGCCAAGGCCAAGGAAGCCTATGACGCCGCGGTGGCGCGGGAACGGGGATTGAACAAGGCCGCGGAAGAACAGCATCCTGTTGCTTCGACGGTCGGGAACATCGGCGGGGCGGTCCTCCTGCCCCTTGGGGCTGGCGCTGGCGCGGCGACGCTGCCGGGGCGTATGGCGGCGGGCGCCGGGACCGGCGCTATCCTGGGTGGCGCTGCGGGCGCTGGCGAGGGCCAAGGCGCTGTTGATACGATCTCGCGCGGCATTGTGGGTGCCGGCGCGGGTGGCTTGCTCGGTGGCGTGGCTCCGGCGGCTATCGAAGGCGTGGTTCGTGGCGCGCGCGCGGTAGCCCAACCGATTTCCAATGCCGTTCGGGGCGTTCGAGATGTGGATAGCGAGGCGGCGCGGCGCATTGTGACCGCGCTGGAACGGGACCGCGGGATTGACCCGCAGGCGGCATCACGCCTGACGCCTAATGAATTCGCGGCCAGTGTGCAGAGCGGCGGCCCGGCAAGCATTATGGACATCGGGGGAGAAACTACCCGGGCACTGGCACGTTCGGCAGCCAATACCTCGCCGGAGGGCCGGGCGGTGCTCAACCGCGCGATCAATGACCGGTTTGAAGGGCAGGGCGGCCGGGTTGTCAATTGGCTGCGGCAGACGTTCCATTATCCCGATGCCGCCGCCCAACAGCAGGCATTGGAGAATGTCGGCCGGACGGTGAACCGTGCCAACTATGCCCGCGCCATGCGGGAGGGTGATCGGGAGATTTTTTCGCCTGAACTGGACCGGCTGATGGGTAGCCCCGCAATGGTTGAAGCCATGCGGCGGGCCTCGACCAGCGGCAAGGACCGGGCCATTACGCAAGGGCTCGGCGCCATGCGCCAGGGTGTGACGGTCGAAAACGGAGTGGTTTCGTTCACGCGCGGCCGCAATGGCGTTCCGACCTATCCAAATCTCGCGTTCTGGGATGCGACCAAGCGGGAATTGGATGATGCGGCAAACGCCGCGGCGCGCGCGGGGCGTAACGGGGAGGCGGGGGTTCTCGGAGATTTGGCGCGCACTCTCCGCGAGGAGTTGGATAGGGCGGTCCCTTCCTACCAGCGCGCGCGCGCCGGCGCCGCTCACTTCTTCGATGCCGAAAACGCCCTTGAAGCCGGTCAGAATTTCGTCGGCAAGAACATGACCGCCGGCGAGGCGCGGCGGGCACTGGCGCAGATGACGCCGCAGGAACGCCAGTTATTCCAGGATGGGTTCGTTTCGCGCTTCATCGAAACCTTAAACCAGGTCGGAGACAGGCGATCGGTCCTGAACCGGATTGCGGAATCGCCCGCGGCTCGGGAAAAGCTCAATGTGGCCCTTGGCCCGCAGCGGGCGGCTGAACTCGAAGCTGGCCTTCGGGTCGAAGGCATCATGGATCTGGCCCGCAATGCCGTGCAGGGCAACTCGACCACGGCGCGGCAATTGGCCGAGCTCGGACTTGCCGGCGGTGCCTATGGGTTCTCGGGCGGCGGCATTAATCCATTCACCGATCCCGGCGCCGTCATGAATGCTGCACTGGTCTATGGCGCGGCGCGGGGGCGGAACGCCATCAATGAACGGTTGTCCCGCCGTGTCGCGGAAATGCTGGTCTCAAACGATCCGCGCACCATCACCCGCGGTATTCAGACCGTCGCCCGCAATCAGACCTTGTTCAATTCGCTGCGCTCGGCTGATCGTGGCCTTGCGCGCATTGGCGGTGAGCAATCGCCCGGCATTCCCGCGCTTCAGGCCGCAGGCATAGGCCGCGCCGATGACCAGCCACAAGTTCAGGGGCCACGGCCCTAGCATCAACGCGAATACGCACCACACCAGCAGACCCGCCTTCCACGGCGGGTTTTTCTTTGAGGTTTCAATGATCAAACGCTTGATCCTGTCACTCGCTCTTGCCGCCGGGCTGGTCGCGCCAGCGCATTCGGCAGGCACTATACCCGGTTTCAGCCTTCAGCCGCAATTTGACAATGCCGGGCATCTGCTGGTCGGTTGTCAATTCTACACGATCCAAGCCGGCACGACATCAACGCCGCAAAACGCCTACCAGGACACAGCATTAACGCTTCCGCTGCCCAATCCGCAAACCTGCGATGCGAGCGGACGCTTGCCGCAGATGTTCGTTGCAGATGGCCTGATCAAGATCCGCCTGACTGATCGCAATGGCGTCACGCAGATTGTTGCGGATAATATTCTGGTCATCGGCCCTTCCGGCGGCGGTGGTGGCGGTGGAACGGTCGATCCGACGACCATTCTTGCAACCGGCGATATCAAGTCTGCCTATGGCACGTCGGTTCTAAGCGGGTGGGTTCGCGCGAACGGCCGGACAATCGGAAGCGCCACTTCGGGCGCAACCGAACGCGCCAACGCCGACACACAAGCGCTGTTCGTCTACCTCTGGGGCGCGGATGCGAGCTTGGCCGTATCGGGAGGCCGTGGCGCCTCTGCCGCGGCGGATTGGGCGGCGAACAAGGCGATTGCACTGCCGGATTTCCGCGGTCGGGTCATCGCAAGCCTTGATGACATGGGAAACACCGCAGCGGGGCGGCTGAGTTCAACTTATTTCGGTGCCACGCCAACTACGCTCGGCGCGGTCGGAGGTACAGAAAGCAAAACGCTCGTCACCGCGAACCTGCCGCCCTACACGCCGGGCGGATCAATTTCGATTACGGCCATCGTGCAGAATGCACGGCAATATGCCGGCGGCACCGGATCGAATGATAACAACTCGCTATCTCTCGGAAACAATGCCGGAACCTTGCAGCAAACCGGCGTTCCTTTTATTAGCGGCACGGCCGGGTTCACCGGCACGGCGCAGGGCGGCACGAGCACACCATTATCGGCCGTTCAGCCGACGATCCTTGTCACCACATATTTGAAGCTCTGACATGGCAATCACCCTCAATTCCGCCGCCACGAACAACGCCGACTGGAAAACCCAATTCCAGTTCAACGATGCGGACAGTGGCGACCTGATCGATTTTACCGGCGCGACGATCGAGATCGAGGTCAAGGACTTTGACGGTTGCCTGAAGATAGAGGCCACCACGGGGAATGGGAAAATCGTAATCGTTTCGACCGGGATTTTCGAGCTCGACGTTCCGGTCTCTGACATGGCGAACCTCTGCCCCGGTACGTACAAGATCGGTGGCGTCTATTCGCTGAATGATGAAACGATCCCGCTGTTTACCGGATCGCTCTCGGTCATTGACGGGGTTGCGCGCCTATGACGATCCCCGTCCTCAAGATCAAGGTTCTTCCCAAGCCTTCCCTCAAAGGCAAGGTGGATGTTCGCTTTCCGGCGAACGTCGCAGTTGAGGAGTTTTTGACTGTTGCCAAGGCCAATGGCACCTACACATTTGGCATCGATTATTCGATCCTTGATCCGACCGCCTTTAATGATCCGGCGAGCACCTATGTTGCGGTTCTCGATGCCGTAACTGGCAGCTACAAGGTGACGACGCTTTCGGCGTTGATTGCCGGAACGTCGCAGATCGTTCAGATCTTCACATCTGGCGGCACAGAAGCAGTTAATCCGAATACCGGAATCGCTTTGGTAAATCAGACGGTAGGTGCTGCCAAAACGCTGACGATGCCACTTGCATCAGCGAAAACCTGTCCTGTGCTGATTTCTGATTTTAAAGGCGATGCCGGCACAAACCCAATCACGATCAACCTTTCCGGGGCCGACAAATTCCCCGGCAACCTTACAAGCTGGACGATTGCAGCGGACACCGGAAGCGTGTTCCTGCGGCCCATTAGCGGAGTCGGATACGTTTTATGAACTTCCTTCATAAGCTCGTCATGGCCGCTTTATCAGCGGCCTTTTTTATTGTCTCCGCACACGCACAGAACGCCGGCACGGTCACCAACCATGCGTTCGCGATTGGCAAGGGCGCAGGAACGACTGGCTATACTTCGCTGCTCTGCACATCGGCGCAGCTCGCAGTCGGGCAATCGGCGGCCGATCCAATCTGCCGCACCATTACCGGCGATGTGACGATTACCGCAGCCGGCGTCACCGCGATCGGCACGACCAAAGTAACATCCGCGATGCTGAACGCGGACGTGTTCTCGACCGCGCATTCTTGGTCCGGTCAGCAAACCTTCGTCGCACCGATCCTAGGCACGCCGGCCTCTGGTACGCTCACCAACGCCACGGGCCTGCCGATCTCGACCGGCGTAAGCGGGCTTGGGACGGGCGTTGCCACCTTCCTGGCGACGCCTTCCAGCGCCAATCTTCGCGCGGCGCTGACCGATGAAGCCGGAACGGGCGCAGCGTATTTCGTCGGCGGCGCGCTCGGTACGCCCGCATCAGCCACCTTGACCAACGCCACGGGCTTGCCGGTTTCGGGGCTTGCCGCTCAAGGCGCTTTTACCTTTGTCGGCAACAATACCAGTGGCAGCGCGACGCCTACCGCGGTCGATATCGCCACGCTGACGACCAAAGGTAGCCCGGCGGGTACCGATCTCGTCATGATCTCCGACCAAGCGGCATCGGGCGCATGGAAAAAAGTCGCGATCTCTTCTTTGGCGTCGGCCGGCTCTGTCTCTTCAATCGATAGTTTGACCGGCGCATTTACGACAAGCAATGGCATAACCAGCACGGGTAACGTCATTCAATTAACGTCGGCGCGACGTACTCTTCCGACTACGCAAAGCTTCACTTCTGGAACGTCTGCGACCTACACCACGCCGTCCAATGTTCTCTGGATAGAAGTCGAGATGATAGGCGGCGGCGGCGGCGGCCAAGGCTCCGGTACGTCGCCCGGTACTGGTACAGCCGGCGGTGCATCGAGCTTTGTGTGTGGCGCCACCACATTTACGGCAAACGGAGGTTCATCCGGTGGCACCGGTAGCGGCGCTGGCGGTACCGCGACAGGAGGCTATCTCAACCAGGACGGCGGACAGGGCGGCAATCTTTCCGGCCTCGCCAATCAATGGGGCGGCACTGGCGGTAATGGCGCTTATGGCGGCGGCGGACGGAGCGGGCAACCCAATTTGTCGGCCGGTGGCGCGGCAGCAACCAATAGCGGAGCCGGCGGCGGCGGTGCGGGTGACGGCGCGACAGTCAACAGCGGCGCCGGCGGCGGCGCTGGCGCGTTCCTGAAGGGCATCATTAATAGCCCGCCTGCGACATGCACTTACAGCGTTGGCACGGCCGGAACCGGCGGCGCGGCGGGGACAAGTGGTGCAGCGGGGGGCAATGGCGCAGCCGGTCGCATTGCGGTCATCGAGCACTACGGAACCTGATCACCACAAAGCCCATGCGACAATGACCGCAGAGCACACAAGAAATATAGCCAGCACGATCGCAACATCACGAAGCAACTTTTTGGCGCGATCCTCATAGGCGCCGTCCGCAAGCTGGTTGTCGTCCATTTTATGTTCTCCCATGCCAAGCGGCGCCTTTTACCATCTCTAATCGAGCAATCCTATGACCGATCTTAACGCCTTGAAAGCGGCGAACGCGAATCGCTGGGCCAAGGCCAAGCTAACGCGAAGTTTCTCCGGCGTTGCCAAGCAGCTTGTTGAGGCCAAGACCCGATACCAATCCGTTGAAGCCAAGACCGGTGTTCCGTGGTCCTTTATCGCCGTCGCGCATGAGCGGGAATCCTCGCAGAACTGGAACGGCTCGCTTGCCCAAGGCGATCCCTGGAACAAGGTTTCGGTTCATATCCCGGCCGGCCGCGGTCCCTTCAAGTCATGGGAAGATGCCGCGATCGATGCGCTGGTTAATTGCGCGCCCTTCGCGGCCCGTCACGAAGATTGGTCGATTGGTGGCACGCTGACCATGCTCGAACAGTACAACGGGCTTGGTTATGCCAACCGCGGCCGCCCATCGCCTTACGTGTGGAGCGGCACGGATCAATACGTTTCCGGCAAGTACGTCAAGGACGGCGTTTACGATCCGAACGTGGTTGATAAGCAATTGGGCTGTGCCGGTCTCTTGATCGCAATGATGGCGATCGACCCGACGATTACATTTGACGGCATTATACCTTCGCCTTTGCCGCCGAAGCCAACACCAATCGAGAAGCCAGTTTCTCCCGTGCCGCAACCTTCCGGTTGGGCTGCGTTCTTTGCCGCCATTCTCGCTCTGTTCAAGAGGAAATAACATGCTTTGGATTATCGCTATTGCCATTGTCGTCCTTATCATCTGGTACGCGCTCGCCGGCCGCAAATGGCTGAAGAACAAATCTTGGGCGCAAGGCTTCTTTGCCTGGATCGAACCGCTTGAACTAGCGCTCTACCAGAAATCCGAAACCCTCCTCGTTGGCCGTCTGCTCTGGGTCGGGAGCACGCTTGTTACGATTTACGACGGGTTGGCGGTCTTCGTTCAGAGTCTCGACTTGACGCCGCTAACGACCCGGATATTCGATGCGCTGCACGTTCCGCAAGATATGCGCAGTCTGTCAATTAGCGCGCTCGTTGGCATCATCGGGTTGATTATCAGTTGGCTCAGGAAACGTACCACGAAGCCGCTTGAACTGGTTGCTATACCAGAAACCAAGATCACGCCAGCCGCCGCGGTAGCGATGGCGCAGGCTGACGTTGCAAAAGACCAGGCGGTGGCCGCCGTTGCAGAGGCAAAAGCCTGATGTTCTGGTCATGGCTTGCCAGCTTTCTTTCCGGTCCGCTGCTCGGCAAGGCGCTTGACGCCTATAAGGCCAAGCTCGCGGCCGGCAATACTTCCGAAGGTGTTGCGGCGGATCTTGCCGCGAAGGAAATCCTGCTTCAGCAGCGCGAAATGGAATTGCAGACGCAATATCGTGTTGCGGAGATCGGCCATTGGTACGAGCCGGATAAGATCATGGGCTATTGCGTCGCCGTCTATCTCGCAAAGCTTTTGATCTGGGACAAGGTACTTGCGCTCGGAACAACTGACCCGCTCGCTGGGTGGGTGGAGACAACAGCTAATTTGATTGTTGGGTTTTATTTCGCGAAACGCGGATTTGAGAACATCGCACGCATCATTAAGCGCTGAAGCTAAGCGGCTCGGCCCACCGGCGGCAACCGGCAGACCGAACCTAACCGGCCACAAAGGCGTGGTGCACCTTTATGACTGGCTGGGAATTGATCCTAGCGGGCAGAAGTAGCTAGGAGATTAATGCTTGGAAATTACCGCTTACCAATGGGTGACGTTGGCGCTTGGTGCGGCAGGGTTCATCGGTACATGGCTTTTAGGAGCATTCAAACTCGGGAGAGCTGTTGCGGAAATGCAAGCCGCAATAAGAGATGAGATTGCAAATGAGCGTGAACGTATTCTTGCCAAGATTGACGAATTAGAACAAAAGTTTGAAGATGAGCAAAAGATACAAGACGACCGTTACGGAGAAGTGGGGCATTCCTTGCGACGCTACATTGAAACAGTGGAGAAGGAGATGCACAAAATCGAATTATGGGGTCGAGACAATTACGTTCAGAAAAGC